GAATATTGGCAAGCCATACAAAAGCCCCAATACAATCCACGCGAAACGGTCAGCCAGAATATGCTACGTATCAAGAATGATATAGGCTATTGGCCTGAACCACTTTACAGCGACAACGTAGTGCAGACCACTTTGTTAGAATACGAAGAAGACTCGCCTTTTATAGATATGTTTAAGAAGCAAGCTGCTTACGAGAAGCGACAACAAGAAGAAGATACTAAACGTGTGTATAGAGAACAGACTTGGGACGTAGATGACGAGATACCTTTCTGATGAAAAAAGAAAAATTTGATTTAGAAAACGAAAAAAAATACTTCGACTCTTTAATGTACAGACGAAGAAAAGCAGACAAAACTAGATCTTTTCTTTTAAATTTACATTCTCAATTAACCGACGAAAAGTATTTTGAAAGATATAGTGATTCTGGTGCTTGGAAAGCTATGGCAGATATGTTTGATGTAGTGAACTGGAGGACGTTAGAGGCTTTTGCAAAAGAAACTAAAACTCTTAACCATAACACTTGGAATAAAATTATAGATTGTTTTGATGATTTTAACGATATTAAAGGAGAAGATAATGAGAAAAGCTAATACAAATATAGAACGTACATCCAATACAGGAGCAAGAGGTAAGCGTACCTCTATCGGTATTAAGAATCTTGGGACAAGTACGATGAATAAAAGCAAACGCCGTATGCGCGGTAAGTCTGCATATAGAGGACAAGGAAAATGAATATACCTGAACTAGAACAATATGAACCAACTCAGAAAGGCAACGCACTTGTTGTCTTTGATATACCTAACGAACTTTACCACTCTGATGTCGGTAAGAGTTCTAGCTTCTTTCGTAAGTTTGGTGAGAGCCAAATACATGCGCTTGAAGTAGAACAAGAAACCACACCTGCAATGAACTTCGGAACTGCTGCTCACTATATGTTAGTAGAGGGCGACGAAGCCTTTCATAATAATGTAGGTGTGATCTTTGGATCTCCGTATACAAAAGCCAATAAAGAAATGAAACAAGAGTTTTTAGACAGAGGCTTAGTCGTAATCAATGAAGCCGATATGCACGCTATCAGTCAAATGGATGCTTATATGATCGAAGAAGGCAAGATGTACTTAGACGGAGACGGTAAGATACCCGAGGCATCTTTCTACTGGTTTGAAGACGACGTGTTGTGTAAGTGCAGACCAGACATCATCTGTAAACCGCAAGGACTACACCAGGATTACGAAATAGTCGTTGTCGATTACAAGACCACTTACTCTTGCAGTCCTGAGTCGTTCAAAGAATCTGTATTGAAGTACGGATATGCAGAACAGGCTGCTTGGTACAGAAGGGGTATGGAAGCTGCGGGATACAAAGTTAAAGAGTTTGTCTTTGTCGCGCAAGAAAAGAAACAACCATTCGCTAGTAAAGTATTTAAGATAACTAACGAACAAATGGACGTGGCTTGGTTGACTATGGAAGAACATCTACACGCTTATATGCGACATTTGAAAGGTGAGAAGCCAAGTATTTATAACAGTCCTAATGTTGTAACTTTGGAGCTAGATGATGAGTAAAGATAAGAACACCTTACATCCAGCTTTTTATAAAGCTATGGATTATTTTTTAGACCCTCAAAAAGATTTATTTCATTTAACCAAACATAATTTAGATGGTTTTGATTTACCTAAAGAAGAGGATGTAAGAAGAGAACATAGTGAGTTGGTGCTTAAATACGGCAAAGACCCTTACTTGGACTTAAACTTATCAAATGTAAGAAATCATCCTCTGATGCAAGAAGCTCCAAATGTAGTAAATGGCGGTAGTTTTAACGCAGATTTAAAAAATGAATATGAGATCTGGCAAAATGCTTTAAAAATGCAGTTCGAGGCCGCAACTTTACATAAATATTTACCTGCTAAAACATCATTAATTGATTTTTTTGGAGATGTCGAATTAAGAATACCACATGATAAAACTTTATTAATACAACAACATCATAAAAATTTTTGTGCGTTAGTAAGCGTCAACGAAATACCATTTAGAGAATATAGAAAATCTATAGCTAGGTACGCAAAAGTAAGAAATGTTTTTGATCCACAACACCCAAAAAACAGAATAAAAAAATGGGGCCTTGGAAGAAAAGATACAATTTACGAAGCAAAGTTGACTGTTTACACGAATCTAGGCCGCGATCAAATATTAAATAAACACGAATTTGATCCCGTTGATATTTTATCTATATGTAGACCTTGTGTTTTTAGTCCTCCTGTAAAGTTAATCTTTCCAGCTGGCATGCCTATAAAAAAAATTACACCAGAAATTATTATTAATGGATCAACCATACCAGGCAATATGGACAAACAATACTATTTGGGTAATCCTTACTATTCGGCACTGTTTTATCCTGAAAAATTTCTTTTCAAAGGCAAAATGTTGAAGTTAGATAAAACAACTTACCATGACCATGAAAATGTGCAGGATCAGATTTCAGAAAAAAAATACGATAGTAATATAGAAAATGATTTTAAAATCCGAGAAGATTATTATAGCGCATTAGGTACACATACACTGATCTTGTCAGCCATGACTCACATGAGTATTTATGGACATCCAGATTTCAAAGCATTTTGTGTACGTCAGTTAAAAAAAGAAGGATTGACGCCTATGCAGTTAAGCTACCATGAAGGAAAACCTTTTGGCAGAATAAGTCAAAAACCTAAGTATGAACACTATCTTTTGGATCTTACCATACCCGCAGAAAGTGACGATCATACAGATGGTAAAGCTGGCAAAAAGAGATACCATCTTGTTCGTGGTCATTTGATGAGGACAAGAGAGGGTAAATTTACTTGGAGAAAGTCTCATTGGCGTGGCAACAGAAAACTTGGTGTTATTACAAAAGACTACAATATAAAGATTGATAAGCGTATCAAGAAAGAAGCGCAAGCAAGTTGATGGCCAAGATTAATTCCAGAAACAAAGGCGCTCAGTTTGAGAGAGACGTTGTACGTATACTCAATAACTTTTTTATAGAGGAAGGTATAGACTTTCAAACGAAGCGCAACCTGGACCAATATCAACAGCGTGATCTTTGCGATCTTCAAATACCCAACCACGCGATAGAGTGTAAGTTCTATAAAGAAGGCGATTGGTTGAAGCCCGAATGGTGGCGTCAAGTATGTGAAAGTTGCGACGACAATATACCTGTATTGATATTCAAATTTAACCGCAAACCGATACGAGTTTGCATACCTCTGTACGCGATCAATCCTGATTGGGTGCGCGACAACCAAGCGATAGCCATATTGAGTATGGACGATTGGTTATCTATCTTAAAAACTAATTGGGCCTTATACGGAAAGTGCTAGGTTGAGCAAGGCACTCTAACGACTCCTAGCGTAAC